GAGACGATATGGCAGAGATTAAGGCTCTGGTTAGACAGATCCTATCCAAGCTAGACGGGAAGGCAGACAGATGATCCAACAACTTCTTGGGGCAGGTTTAGGCAAGACTGTAGACAACGTCCTTGCTCGGTTCTTTGAAGACAAGGACCAAGCAAAACGGGCTGCTCAAGAACTACAACTTGCTATGCTTGAACACGAGCAAACAGCCCAGCAGGTTGCCAGAGACGTTATTGTAGCAGAGGCTAAGTCTGAGCACTGGATCACCTCTACTTGGCGTCCCCTGCTAATGCTAGTCTTTGTCGCGATTGTAGCAAACAACTACCTTATAGCACCTTACGTTGATATGATCTTTGGTAGTGGGCTGCAGCTAGAACCGCCGCCTGTTATGTGGGAAGTCATAAAAGTAGGGCTTGGGGGTTACGTTGTAGGCCGCAGTGGCGAAAAGATTATGCGAGAGTACAAAAAGAAGCCCAGCGATTAAACTGGGCCACACAATAACAAAACTTTTTAGCCCGGCATTTGCCGGGTTTTCTTTTATGTGTATTCTTTAATTGCTTTGTAAGTCTGGTACTGATTAGTCTCAAGCATAGTTAAGGCTTCTTCAAAGTTTTTTCTGTCCTCTGCCAATATCCTTGCGTTGTCAATAGCCCGAGTCTTAACCTGTCTAGCGTACTTGCTGTTTAGAAGCTCATAGGCGGCAGTCACAGGGTCTTCGTTATCAATAGCAGATAACATACCCTTGAACGACAATAAGCTTGGCACACCAATGTTAAACCCTAAATCAATTAGCACAGTCTGCTGGTCTTTACTGCATTGAGGCCACATTGCAAGACTTGCGTTAAGCTCAGACTCTACATTCTCTAGATCAGAGCGCATTAGCATTTCTGCCCAGTCCTCAGCATCCTTTTTACTGTGCCATTCAACACCCTTAAACAAGGCGCAAAGTTCTTCTGCAGAAAAAGGATTATCCTCGATGTTTCGACCGTATCCAATAGTCACCTTGCCAACAGTGTCAAAGTAAGGCTTGTCTCGGAACCCTTCGTGCTTTTTGACACGCTCAATCATCTTGTCAGTAATCGCCATCTCTATACTCCTGAGTGATTACGTCAAATGTTTCTTGAAGAAGAGTATCACAGACCTCTTCAATGTCTTCATAGTCAGACAAGGGGTGGCTTCTTCCCCCGTCTTTCATATTAAAAGCGTAGCTTCTCATTATCTGGTCTGCCAGATTTACCGTAAGCGGGTCATAGATTTTGTGAGACATTTTCTCGCCTGTCAGCTTGCCCAAAATATCGACACAAGCGGCAGCATATCCTTCAATATATCCTTTATCTTCATAATCTGATACTAGCATCATTGACTCCCGTATTCCTGCTCCATCAACAATTCAATGTAGTGCTTGGCCTTTTTCAAGTCTTCTAGGCCGTTTTTGTACCGCCATCGAGTGATATATTTAACTACGTTACCTGAGAAAAAGTCCATGTCATTAGCGTGGATGTACTCGATAGGCTGGATGCTGCCTTGCCTGTAATGCTCACCACCAATCTGCTGTGATAGGGGTTTGCTGCTTTTGCCTAAGGCATCCCACTCTGCTGGCGTAGCGTCATCAATGCAGATTCTAGGTCCGGGTGCATAATCCTTGTCGTAATCGTCAATCAAGGTGTTCTCCCACATAAATGTATCTTCTGTGTGCTGATTAGCCATTGGTCAGTTCCTTCCAAGCTACTGGGAAAAGCGGCTCTACTATCTCTCCTACTTTTAGGGCCAAGTCTCGAACCTCTACCTGAGCGTGACTGTCAGCCCGTAGATTGTAGAAACGAGCGTAGGCCGCAAGGCTGCCAGTCCAAATCCAGTTTACCTCAACACCCTGCGGTAGAATAAACCGAGCCTGCTCTGGACAAACCCCGTCTTGGATCATCTGCTCATAGGCATCAATAGCCTGATGACAAATATCTGTGTAAGCCGAAGACCAAACAAGTGAATACTTGTGGACGCTTCCGCTGCCTTGTTTAATGCTGCCCTCTGGGCGCTCACGAAAGTGCGTAGGCACATAAAGCGAGGGGCGGTAGGATATGTACCTTCGGGATTCCTCGTTTTCTGCAAACCCAATCTTGCTCTTAAAGCACTGTGTCCGGATCGGCACTGGTGCCTGCATACGCAAAGTAATCTGCGGGTGGTGGAAAGGGCTGACGTGGCCCTCTTTAGCAAGGAATCGAATCAGCTTGGCGTTTTGCTCAGGCGTGTACTGATCTGCAGTCTTCGCCATAGAAACCCGTGCCGTGTCACAAATCATTTCATCCGATCCGAAATGATCGTAGTATTCTGCCTTCATTACCCTATAACTCCAATTCCAAGTGCATAAGTTTTAGTTCCTAGCGAAATACTTACCTCTAAGCCAACAGTCCCGCCGTGTATTAAAATGCCGTAATTATCTGGTAGGGACGGACTAGATGACGCTTCTGCCATTAGCAGACAACGCCCGTTGCTAAACTGTAGCAAAGTAAAGCCCATGTTCCACATAAAGCTGTTTTTGTCCGATACATCTTTCCAAGTCTGTAACCAGTTCATAGTCCCATCAAACCTTTTATCCCGTGATTAGCGATAGCGTTAGTAATGATAGCTAGGCAAGTAAAGAAGTGGAGGATGATCCACGCTGTGCGGATCAGAGCCACCACATCTGCCTTGCGGCTATCAGAGTATGCTTTGGTGCCAATCGCTTTACACCAATACTCCCAAGCTGTTCTCATCTTACGTCACTTCACACCCATCTGCGCCACAGGCAATCTCGCCTGTTAAGTCTGTATTATCCTCTGTCTCCTTAACCTGTGTCAAGTCGATCTCGTCAAGCGCAGACTCCATGATCTCATACTGCTCCTTGGTGATGTCCTCGAACGGAGCCTGCTTGTAGGTACCACCCATGTAGGGAAGGACAGAGATACCGTTAAAGTGATTGCGGTTCTTCCACATCCACTCGCCAACCTTCTCCCACTCGTCATCCTTCACTGAGACAGTCACAGAGACGTTGTGAGCGTTCTGACCGTCACGGTGGCCTGTCCGTACCCACTCAGCGTTAAAACGAGACACACGGCTTAACAAGTCCATTGGGCTTTCATGCCGAAGGATAGCACCCTCCGGGGCCGCCTGTGGAATCTCGATCACAGCCTGATCGTTGGGCCTGAAGTATTCATCCTCGACCAGAGCAGGGTGGTGCTCCGCTAGGTATCCGTAGATAGCCTCGTCCTTGCCCACACGCATACGGCGAATGTAGAAGTCATTGTGCCAAGCGTGAATGCCTGAGCTAGAGCCTAGCACAAGACTGCTGGTGCCTGACGGCTTAATGGTCGTAGTACGCGCCGCCTCATTGATGCCTAGCTTTTTCGCCACCCGAGCATTCTCATCTAGCACAGCCTGTGTAGCCTGCTCCAAGTCAAGATCAAGCACAGCGCCTGACGCAATGCCTGTCATGCCTACACCAATCAGAGCATCTTTCTCTGTCGTCTCCTGCCACACGTCACGCAGGTAGTGAAAGTCCGTGTACCCAGCCTGCAGCGTACCGATAAAAGCAGCAGCCTTGGCGCGTTCGTTCAAGTCCTGCTGATCTGCTACGTTACTTACGTTAAGCTCACACAGGTTGCAGAATTGATATGGCCTCAAGCCGATCTCTGCACAGGGGTTCGTACCCCAGTCCTTGTCGTTGCTGAACAGCACACCCGGTTCACCGGACTCAGAGGCTACAATCTTGTCCCAAAGTTCGTCAAAGTCTCGACGGCTTACCTTGTGGCGAAGGATGACAGCAGAGTTGTTAGCGCGACCACGGTGAGGGTTGCTTTCCCACCAGCTACCGTGCTTGGCAGTCAGCATCTCTTCGTCATCCATGCTAAACAGGCTAATAAGCGCAGCGCGGCGAATGCCACCAGCCAGTACAGCATCAGCGATATAGCACATGATGTCGTGTACTTGGATAGGCTGTAGCTGCACACCTCGTCCTGACTCCTCTAGAGCCAGTTCAAACACCTTTTCAATGTTATGCAGGCAGTCCTTTAGCGGCTGTGGGCCGGGAGCCTTACCACCTGAAGTTACTAGCATCGCACCCTTGGGGCGAATGTCAGAGAAGTCAAACACGGGGCGTGGCTTACCATGAAAGTACGCCTCACACAGAATCTTTACTGCGTCTGCCCAACCTTCGATGCTATCACCGACCAAGAACCGCTTGCGCTTCTTCAGCGGCCCCACAACAGCAGGAAGTTCTGAGACGTGGTGGCGCTGGACAGAATACCCTACACCTGTACCGCCTAGTAGCAGAAACATGGCCTCCGCAAATGAATCCGGGTGATCCACTGGCATATAGGCGCAGTTGAAGATGCGGTT